ACTCCTTACGGTACTGGTAATTGGTTTCACCAAACATGGACAAGAGCAGAATCATCAGAAAACGAATTTTTACCTATAAAATTACCATGGTATGTGCATCCTGAAAGGGATGAAACTTGGAGAAAAAGACAAGATGAATTATTAGGTGATCCTAGAATGGCAGCTCAAGAATGTGATTGTGATTTTTCAACTTCTGGTGATATTGTATTTTATCCTGAATATATAGAATATTATGAAAAATCTTATATTAAAGAACCATTAGAAAGAAGAGGTGCAGATCAAAATTTATGGGTTTGGGAATCTGCAGACTATTCAAGATCTTATATGGTTGTAGCTGATGTTGCTAGAGGAGATGGAAAAGATTATTCTGCGTTTCATGTAATTGATATTGAAAATAACGTCCAAGTAGCTGAATATAAAGGACAAATTGGAACTAAAGAGTATGGACATTTACTAGTAGGAATAGCTACTGAATATAATGAAGCTTTACTTGTAATTGAAAACGCTAATATTGGATGGGCAACTATTCAAGCAGCTATAGATAGAAATTATAATAATCTATATTACTCACCTAAAAATGATTCTAATGTAGATTCATATTTTGATAAGTATATGGATACCTCTAGAATGACAGCTGGGTTTACAATGTCATCTAGAACTAGACCTATGGTAGTAGGTAAATTTCAAGAATATATTTCTGATAAAGGAGTAACATTTCAGTCTAAAAGATTAATAGAGGAAATGAAAACTTTTATTTGGAGAAATGGTAGACCTGAGGCACAATCAGGATACAATGATGATTTAGTTATGGCGTTTGGAATTGCTATGTATATTAGGGATACTGCTTTAAAATACAAACAACGAGGAATAGATTTAACTAGACAAACCCTAAATAATATAACAGTAAACAGAACAACACACCAAGGGGCATATTTTTCAAAGGGAGCTGATAATCCTTATCATGTAAAAACAGAACATGGTAAAGAAGATATTAGTTGGCTTTTTAAATAATATTTATAACAATAATTATATACTTAAATGGCGAATAAAAGCATTTTTTCAAGACTACAAAGATTATTTTCAACTGATGTTATCATTAGAAATGTAGGAGGAAATCAAGTAAAAGTAATGGATAGTAGTACTATCCAATCAACAGGAGAAATTGAAACTAATTCTTTAATAGATAGATATAATAGAATATATACTAATAGTTCTACTTCTTTATATGGATCTCAATTTAATTTCAACTACCAATATCTTAGACCTCAATTATACTCAGAATATGATGTAATGGATCAGGACGCAATTATTGCTTCTGCTTTAGATATTATAGCTGATGAATCTTCCCTTAAAAATGATATGGGGGAAGTATTATCTATTAGATCTGCAAATGAAGACATACAAAAAATACTATATAACCTATTTTATGATGTATTAAATATTGAATTTAATTTATGGTCATGGACTAGACAAATGTGTAAGTATGGTGATTTTTTCCTAAAACTAGAAATTGCAGAAAAATATGGAGTATATAATGTTATACCTTATACAGCATTTCACATAAGCAGAGAAGAAGGATTCAACCCAGAAAACCCAGCAGATATAAGATATAGATACTCCCCAGATGGGATAGTAAACAGTAATTCAGGAATGTATAGAGTACCAGGTCAAGACCCAAACAATTCTCCTGGTGTATATTTTGACAATTATGAAATGGCTCATTTTAGATTAATTGCAGATGTTAATTATTTACCTTATGGACGTTCTTATATTGAGCCTGCTAGAAAATTATTTAAACAATATACATTAATGGAAGACGCGATGTTAATTCATAGAATTGCTCGTGCTCCTGAAAAACGTATTTTTTATATGAATGTTGGTTCTATTCCTCCAAATGAAGTAGATGCATTTATGCAAAAAACTATTTCCAATATGAAACGTACTCCACATATGGATGAAAAAACAGGAGAATATAATTTAAAGTATAATATGCAAAATATGCTTGAAGACTTTTATATTCCGATCCGTGGAAATGATACTACAACTAAAATAGATACAACACCAGGATTACAATATGATGGTATACAAGATGTAGAATATTTAAGAGAAAAATTATTTGCTGCACTTAAAATACCTAAAGCATTTTTAGGATATGAAGCAGATTTAGAAGGAAAGGCTACTTTAGCCGCCGAAGATATTAGATTTGCTCGTACTATAGAAAGGTTACAAAGAATAATGGTATCCGAGTTAAATAAAATAGCATTAGTACATTTATACACCCAAGGTTATACAGACGAATCTTTAACAAATTTTGAAATTTCATTAAATTCACCTTCAATTATATTTGAACAAGAAAGAATGGAATTATTAAAATCCAAAGCTGAATTAGCTGCCTCTTTACAGGAGCAAAAATTAATCCCAACAGATTGGATTTATGATAATATATTTAATTTTAGTGAAGATCAGTATGACGAATATAGAGATTTAATAAGAGAGGATGCTAAACGTAAATTTAGAATAGAACAAATTGAAGCTGAAGGTAATGACCCAGTTGAAACAGGTAAATCTTATGGTACTCCTCATGATTTAGCCTCATTATATGGTAAAGGAAGAATGTATTCAGACCCAGGTAATGTACCCGCGGGATATGGAGATGATTTAGATTTAGGAAGACCTAAAGATTCTATAACTAAAATAGGAACTCAAGATTCTAATTTTGGAAAAGATCGTTTAGGGGTAAAAAGAATGAAAGACACTGATAAAAATGATTCATCAAATAGTAGAACAGATACAAATAAAAGTGGATTAGCTTTAGAATCTGCTAAAACTACATATATGAAGAATAAAGATATGTTTAAAAAAATTAATAAGAAACAACTAGTGTTTGAAAATAATAAAACTAATAGTAAACTATTAGATGAATCCCAGTTGAAGGAATAATACTTTTTACATATTTATAAATAAATATATTTTTTAATGAAAATAAAACATTCTAAGTATAAAAATACCGGAATTCTTTTTGAATTACTGGTACGCCAAATTACGGCAGATACTTTAAAAGGAGGAAATTCTCCAGCTATCAATATATTAAAAGAATACTTTATAAAAACTTCTTTAGGTCGTGAATATAAATTATATGAATCTATTTTAAAATCTAAAGTTTTAAATGAGGGAAGAGCTAACATGGTAGTTACTACTATTTTAGAATCATCTCAAAAATTTAATCGTTCTACTTTAAAAAAACAAAAATACAACCTAATTAATGAAATTAAAAAACATTATGATTTAGATGTTTTCTTTGGTTCAAAAATTATAGACTATAAAGAATTAGCAGCTTTATATACTTTAATTGAAGGATATAATATAAAAGATTCTGTAGATACTGAACAACTAATTAGTAGTAAAATTACCTTATTAGAACATCTAACTAAAAAGGAAGTAAAAGCTAAAAATATTAAAGAAGATATTTTAAAAGAATTTTCAACTTATGATAAAGATATGAGAATTCTTACTTATAAAGTAATCTTAGAAAAATTTAACAATAAATACCAGGATTTATCTTCTGAACAAAAACAAGTTCTTAAAGAATTTATTAATTCTGTTGATTCAACTCCAGGATTAAGAAGTTTTTATAATACCAAAATTCAAGAATTAAAATCTATTTTAAATAAAGAATCTAAAATAATTAAGGATAAAGTTACTCAAATTAAGATAACTGAAGTAATTAAATATTTAGTTGAATTAGATAAAACAGCTAAAGTTGATAATAATAATTTAGTTGACTTGTTACAATATTATGAACTTATAAAAGAAATTAAATTAGCAAATGGGGTTCAAGTATAAACTTAAAGAAGTAGAGAGAAAAGTTGGAGATGTTAAAGTTGTAGATGGAGTAAAATCTGTTGTAACGGATATAGATCCTGAAACTAAATCTGTTACTTGGAAAATAGACTATGTCCCCGCTCTTGATTCTACGTATAAAGAATTTGATGAATTAAGAAAATATATTATTAAATTATCTCGTGATACTAAAGATAATGTAATTGATAATATTGCGGATAATGTTAAAGAATTATTTAACCAATACAGAACTCATCTTAGAAAAAATTATTCTGAAACATATAAAAAAATTATTAGAGAAGATAATATAGAAGAAAGATTAGATTTTGATGATATATTAGATTTAAGAGCTGATAAAGCAGATCTAGAAGATAGAATTTCACAACTATATAGAGATATGGAGCAAGAAGCCGAACCAGAAGGTGGTGAGGTAGCTGATAGATATGGTTCTGAATTAGATAAGCTAGAAGGTAGATTATATAAAATACAAAAGCAGTTAAATGATTATGATATGAATGAATCTACTAACCCAAATGATAAGGGAAACAGCATACCAGGTATATTTGCTTATTTAGATTTAATTAGAAGAGCTGGGAAGGATTTTATGGATAAAGAATACATAATGGCCGAATTTGGTCTTGACTCAGGAGAAGCTAGGAGTGTATTAGGTAAATACGCATCACAATTAGATGAAACATCAACATCAGGGGGGGCAGGAGCCTATTTAACTAAATATGCTTTTAAATTACCTAAAAAACAAGAAAAAATTGTACCTGAAGGAGTAGGTGCTACATTAGGACCGGGTCCTAAAGCAAGTGAAGAAGGAGTAAAAGATAATGCATATATAAAGCAATTTAAGTATAAATTAGTACCTAAAGATAAAAATGGAAATTATGTCCAAAAAGGTAGTGGTTTAGAGGTAAAAAACTTTTAATATGTATAATTATAAATTAAAAGAAGATAAAACAAAAAAATTCCATGATGAACGAATTATGGTTTTTGATGATTTAGAACTTAGATTAGATAATATAAAAAAATTAATACGTCAATCAAAAATTGAAACTATAAAATATTATAGAGAAAACCCTACAAGTTTTGCTGTATTTAAACCAACAGATTTAATTGGGGACTATATAAAAGATATTGAAACATTATTATAAAAACATGAAAAATTCAGAAAAAATATTCGAATCCGTAAAAAAAGGATTAATCAATGAAAACCTAACAGGATATGTAGATTTACAACCTGTTAATAATTTAGAATCTTCTCCAAAAGAAAATTTTGAAAATAAATTTGCTGAATTTTTAGCAGAAGATAAAAAGAAAGATGATGAAGCTGTAAAAGTTGAAGAAAAAAAAGTTTCTAAACATGTTGAAGAAGTAGAATCTCATAACTTTGATTATAAAGACCCTAAAAATTTAGATAACCAAATTGGTCAAGAAGTAATGAATGGTGTTTATTTTGAATCAAAACAAAATCCTGATAAAACTATTGAAGAAATAAAAGAAATAGTTTCTAAAAATTTGGCTAAAGATGGTCAGTATTATATAAAAAATGCTGCTTTCGGTGTTGAAGGTATTGGGTATCAAGAAACTGAATTAGAAGAAGTATCAGGTAAACATGCTTCTAGTGGATATTCAGATAAATTAAAAAAAGTAGTTTCAGAATCTTTAATGGGAGGAAATGTAGTATCTACAGGTAACCCAAATTCAATATCTGCTCAACAAAATGAAATAGTAAAAGAAATTGCTGATGAAGTAGATGAAAGCTATGATGAATTTCAAAGAGATGATAAAGGTGCTAAAGATGTAGATAAAAAAGATAAAGGTGAAGAAGATGCATATGGCGCTGGAGTAGCTAAAGGAGAAAAAATAGAAAAGAAAAAAATGAAAAAAGAATCAATTGATTCTAAACTAGCAGAAATAGGTAAAGAAGCTGAAGCTGTAAAGTTAGAAGCTCAATTAAATTACTTACATGATCATATTGCTGAAAAAGTTGATAGAGTAAATTCAATTAATGAAGATGAAAATCTTCAAGAATTAATTGATAAGTCTAAAATGAAACAAATGCAGAAAGAAATAAAGCTTTTAGAAAAAAGAAAAGCTAAAATGGAAAAGATATATGAAAAAATGTGTGGTAAAAAATACCAAAAAGAAGAGATTATAGATGAAGAAATGGTTAATGGAGTTGAAGTAGAAGAAGTAGCTTTAGAAAATGAATAAATCTTTATTAATAGAAGTAAATACTTTTAAGGTTAACCCTCTTCAATTAACAGAAAATGTTAATAAAAAGACGGGTAATCTAATGGTTGAAGGTGTATTAGCTACAGCCGAAGTTAAAAACGGTAATGGTAGATATTACTCTAAAGGTTTATGGGATAGAGAAATGGATAAATATAATGAATTAATCCAAGAAAGACGCTCAATGGGAGAATTAGACCACCCCGAATCCTCAGTTATAAATTTACAAAATGTATCTCATTTAATTTCAGACTATTGGTGGGATGGAGATAATGTAATGGGTAAAATAGAAATTTTATCTACTCCTTCAGGGAATATATTAAAAGAATTAATTAAAGCAGGTGTAACAGTAGGTGTTTCATCTCGTGGTATGGGTTCATTAGAACAAAATGGTAATGTAATGGAAGTACAAGATGACTTTGAATTATTATGTTGGGATTTTGTTTCAACACCTTCTAACCCTGGTTCCTTTATGCATACCTTAAATGAAGGTAAAAAAATATTTACATATGATTATACTAATGTAAATAATGTTATAAGAGAAATCCTTTGTTCCAAAGGTTCTTGTCCTATCTGTTAATCTTACAAAATACTCATATACGTATCATCATAATATGCCATCTCTATATGGTATTAATTAAAGTATAACTTACCCTATTACGTTTCTAATAAACGTATTTCACAAACAAATTTTGCGATTATGTCAAACAACAGAGATTTGCTTAAAGAAGCAATTGCGGATGCTAAAGCTGTAAAAGAAACAGCAATAGCAAACGCCAAAGCCGCTTTAGAAGAAGCTTTTACTCCACATTTGAAATCTATGTTATCTGCTAAATTAGAAGAAATGGATAAAGAAGACGTTGAAGAAAAATACGATAAGTATGAAGAAGACGACGTTAAAGAAGAAATTTCTACTGAATTAGACGAAGCTAAAAAAGAAGACAAAGATGAAGTTAAAGAATCTGAAGAAGTAGCAGAGGAAAACAAAGTTGACGAAGAAGTTAACTTAGACGAATTACTTGCAGAAATCAATGAAGACGAAGAGGTAACTGAATCTGAAGAAATCGAAGAAGCTAAGGAAGAAATTGACGAAGCTAAAGACGAAGACAAAGATGAAGTTAAAGAATCTGAAGAAATTGAAGAAACTGAAAAAGTAACTGAAGAAGAAGAAGTCGAAGACGAAATTGAAGTCAAAGACGAAGAATCAGAAGGTGAAATGGAAGATGAAGAAATTGATTTAGAGGATATGTCAGAAGACGACCTTAAAGGATTTATTGAAGATGTAATTAAGGACATGGTAGAAGCTGGAGAATTGGAAGCTGGTGATGAAATGGAAATGGATGATGAAGAATCAGACATGGATATAGATATCGAAGTAGAAGATGAAGAAGTAGAAGTCATGGAAGAAGAAAAAGAAGAAAAGTTAGAGGAAATGGATGAAGTAAGCTGGAATGAGAAAAACAACCCTACAAGAGGAGCTAGTAAAAAAGAACTAGACCCTAAAAAGGTTGGACAATCAACTTCTGCTTATGCTGTCAATTTAGAAGAAGCTTTAGCTCAAGTAGAAGAACTTAAAGAAGAAATTAAAGAAGTTAATCTACTAAATGCTAAATTACTTTACACTAACAAAATCTTTAAAGCTAAAAATTTATCTGAAGATAAAAAATTAAGAGTATTAAAAGCTTTTGATAAGGCATCAACAGTTAAAGAGGCAAAAGTTGTCTTTGAAACATTAAATGAAGGAATAACTAATAAAGTTAGTAAATCAATTAATGAAGTAAAAGGTAGCGCATCTAAAGCAACAGGTACAGCTCCTAGTGCTAAACAACCAATCGTTGAAAGCGATGCTATGGTTGATAGATTTAAAAAATTAGCTGGAATAATTTAATTTTAACTAAAAAAACTAATAACAATGAGTTTACAAACTTTATTAGAAAGTGCAAACCCATATCACTCAGTACAAAGCGACGCTGCTAGACTATCTGAAAAGTGGGAAAAAACAGGTTTATTAGAAGGTTTAAATGGATCTCATAAAAATAATATGGGAATTATCCTTGAAAACCAAGCTAAACAACTTGTAGTTGAAAGTTCACAAACTGGTGGAGGTGCCGCTTCTCAAGGTACATTTACTGCTGGTGTAGGTGAGCAATGGGCTGGTGTAGCCCTACCATTGGTAAGAAAAGTATTTGGACAAATTGCTGCTCAGGAATTTGTTTCTGTACAACCAATGAATTTACCATCTGGACTAGTATTTTTCCTAGATTTCCAGTATGGTACTGACAAAGCTCCATTTACTTCAGGAGGTTCTTTATATGGTAACGCTGGTGCGAACCCATTTGGAAACACAAACGCTGGAGGATTATATGGTGCAGGTAGATTTGGATATTCTATTAACGACACATCTTCAGCTCCAGGAGCAGGAAATATTGCATCAAGTTCTGCTGACTGGTCTGATGTTAACTATGATTCAGATTTTTCTCAATCAATCGTTGATGGAGATGTAGTATCAGTTAATGTAGTATTATCAACACTTGATTCTAACTATGATGCTGAAGCTATTAGAGCATTTAGATTAACAGGATCTAACGCTCCAACTGAAGCTCAACAATACCCACAGTTTACTAAAATTAGTGCTGATGGTAATGATATCGAGTTTATAGTAGACAAAGATAGTATCAACCCGGCTGCAGATTCAATAGTATTCTATTCTCTACAACCAACTGATCAATACAGAGGTGATTTTGAAGATGGAAATAATTCTCTAAATGGAGAAAATACTCCAATTTCTATCCCAGAAATTAACGTACAGATGAAATCATCTGCTATCGTTGCTAAAACTAGAAAACTAAAAGCTGTATGGACTCCTGAGTTTGCTCAAGACCTTAACGCTTATCATGCTCTAGATGCTGAAGCTGAATTAACTTCAATCTTAAGTGAGTACATTTCATTAGAAATTGACTTAGAAATTTTAGATATGTTAATTGAATCTGCTGCTGCTGGAACAGAAGTATGGTCAGCTGTTAACAATAGATCAATTGCTCAAAACGCTAATGGTACAGTTACTGATTTAGGTTTCTATAATAGCCAAGGACAATGGTTCCAAACTTTAGGAACTAAAATCCAAAAACTATCTAACATCATCCACCAGAAGACTTTAAGAGGTGGTGCTAACTTCCTAGTATGTTCTCCAACTGTAGGTACAATCTTAGAATCTATTCCAGGATTTGCTGCTGATTCAGATGGTGATACTTCAAAAGCTAGTTACGCATTTGGTGTACAGAAAGTAGGTGCTTTAAATAGCAGACAAAAAGTTTACAAGAACCCATATATGACTGAAAACAAAATCTTATTAGGATTTAGAGGAGGTCAGTTCTTAGAAGCTGGTGCTGTTTTTGCTCCATACATTCCGTTAATCATGACTCCACTAGTATATGATCCAGACACTTTCACTCCAAGAAAAGGATTATTAACTAGATATGCTAAGAAAATGGTTAGACCAGAATTCTATGGTATCATAGAAGTAAATGGTTTAAACACTCTATAAGCAGTAGTTTAGATTAATTCTAAAAATTAACCCGGCCTTGTGCCGGGTTTTTTTATCTTAAAATATTTATAATTAGTAGTATTTTATAATTATATTACTACTTATCTCATTATATCATTATATTGGATTATATCCGTTTTTTAACGTAGTTTTATTACTTATTATAATTTTTAATATAACTTATAATATAAAAAAATTATAACATTAAAGGCGCGTATTAACCAAATTAATAGTCACCTTTAAGTCCTATATTTATAATAATAAAAAGTAATTTAATATTTATAAATAAAACATAATATGGCAAACATACCAATTTGGCCCGGTTCCAGTTCATTTACTCCGGGTGCTGATACTCCATTTGGGTTTTACGATGCAGATAGTGATTTTCAATTAGATGCAGATAAAGTTGCAAATTTTTGTGCCAGAAGATTAGGATACCCTTTAGTAGATGTAGAACTTCAAGATATAAGCTTTTATGCGGCATTTGAAGAATCAGTTACAACTTATGGAAATGAATTATATGCCTATAAAATTAGAGATAATCAGTTAACTTTTGAAGGATTATCAACTGGAAGTAATTTGAATACTTCTATTGTAACTCCTAGTTTTGAGCCTATTGTTAGATTATCTGAACAATATGGGGCTGAAGCAGGTACAGGAGGGAATATAACTTACTATTCAGGGTCAATACCAACAACAGCATCCATTCAAGAATATGATTTAGGACAATGGGCGGTAGATGCTGGAATAACAGGTAGTATAGAAATTAAAAGAGTATTTTATGAATCTGCACCCGCAATTGTAAAATATTTTGATCCTTATGCTGGAACCGGATTTGGATATCAATCTTTATTTGATTCTTTTGGGTTTGGAGGTATGAGTCCAGCTATTAATTTTTTAATGATGCCCTTAAATTATGATTTACAAACAATTCAAGCTATAGAATTAAATGATATGGTTAGAAGGTCTAACTTTAGTTTTGAAATGCGTAATAACAAATTAAAAATATTCCCTATACCAACATCAGGAAGTCATAATATGTGGTTTGAATATATTAAAAGAGATGAAAGAATTAGTAGTAGTATAGATAATGAACCCGGAAAAGTATCTAATGTATCAAATACTCCATATGTAAATCCAACATATGGTAGCATAAACTCTGTGGGACGCCAATGGATATTTGAATATACTTTAGCAGTATCAAAAGAAGTATTAGGTTATGTAAGAGGTAAATACCAAAACATACCTATTCCAAACGCAGATGTTCAATTAAATCAAGGGGATTTAATTACTGCTGCTACTTCTGAAAAAACAAATTTAATAGAAAGATTAAGAGGATACTTTGATGAAACTTCACGTAAATCTTTATTAGAAAGAAGAGCACAAGAAGTAGAATACAAACAAACAGAATTGAAACAGGTACCTTACACAATTTATATAGGTTAATATGGCAATGTATGGAGGCTCACGGGATGTGAGTTTAATTAGAGGATTAAACAGAGAATTGTTACATAATATTGTAACTCAACAAGCAGCTTTTTATAAATTTAAATTAGAAGAAACTAAAACAAATTTATATGGTGAAGCTAGTGGGGAAAAATATTATGATGGTCCTTTCCTATTTAATTGTTTAATAGACAGACAAGATCAATCATACCCTGAAAGTGATGAAGGGGTTAATTTTTCTCAAGGTATTAGTTTTGCATTTTTAAGAGCAGATTTAAAAGATGCTGAAATTGTACCCGAAGTAGGAGATATAATTTTATATCAAAATGGGTATTATGGGGTCCAATCAACGGTAGCAAATCAATATTTTGTAGGTAAAAATCCAAGTTACCCAAATAAAGGATCAGATGGTAGTGCTAACCCACTTAACCCAGGATTAGAAAATTTTGGTGCAAATTTATCTATAATTTGCGAAACATATTATATACCTTCAGATAAGGTAGCAATTTCACCATTTAAAGAAAGATTTTAATGGCTCAATACAGAAAACCCATACCAAAAACTCAACGTGAAATAAGTGAAGATCTTGTTACACCCTTTAGTATTGAAAGAGGAAATCCTAATGCTAGACTTAATCCTAATGAAAGTGAAACAGGTATTAATTTTAATAGATCTAAAAAGATAAGTTATAAAGATGATACAACAAAACCATTTTCAATTGGAATACAAGATTTAGATGAAGCAGTATTTTTTTATTTTGAAAATGTAATCCAACCCTTTGTCTTTCAAAATGGACAAAGAAGAAATGTACCTATTATTTATGGTTCTCCTGAAAGATGGAAATCATATCAAAAAGATGGGTATTATAGAGATAAAGGTGGGGCAGTAATGCTTCCTATTATAATCATTAAAAGAGATACAATATCTAAAGATAGAACAGTAACAAATAAATTAGATGCTAATATGCCTAATTTATATGCTTCTTTTCAAAAAGAATTTAATCCTAAAAATTTTTATTCTAACTTTGCAGCTTTAAATAATCGGATACCTACAAAAACATTTCATGCAGTAGCAGTACCAGACTATGTTACTTTATCTTATAGTTGTATTATTCAAACATATTATATGGAACAATTAAATAAAATAATTGAATCTATAGAATATGCTTCAGATGCATACTGGGGAAATCCTGAAAGATTTAAATTTAGAGCTTTTATAGATGATTTCACAACAACAACAGAACTTGTTGCGGGTCAGGATAGATTAGTAAAGGGTACATTTAATATTAATCTTAGAGGATACATAATACCAGAAGTATTACAAAAAGATTTAAATTCAATTAAAAAGTTTAATTCAAAATCAAAAGTTATTATACAGTTAGAAACAGTAACTAATTCTGATATTTTTGATCCAAATATTGTTAAACTTAAAGATGGTAGAACAAGGAAAAATAGAGAAGTTGAAGGTAAAAATAGTAATATAGGTGATGTAACCCCTGGAACAGAATTGTTTTAAATTTATTTTTAAAATAATATTTATAATAAATTATATAATATAGATTACAAATTTTATAATTAAGATTTTAATAGATGGCAGAAAATATTAGATATATAGACTCTTTAAAAGTAGGAGCTTATGAAACAGACACACAAGGGGTCACTATATTAAATAATATTGACCATTATGTTATAACTGCTACAGGCACAGAACAAACAGTTAGAGGTAATCCTGAATTGTATTTTGACAATTTAAATTTAGGAATAGGAACCCAATCACCCGTTGCAAGATTAGAAGTAAATCATAATAATAGTGTTGATGACATTTTAATAATTAAAAATTCAGATAATAATACGGGATTAAAAGTAAATAAAGAAGGAACATTTCAATTATTAGAATTTTCTTCATTACCTACAGCAATAACAGGTGGTGTTGCATATTCAAATGATAATTTTTGGTTAGGAGTAGTTTCTTAGCAATATTTATTAATATAGCCCAACATCAAAAAATAAAAAATAAAAAATAAGATACAATGGCAACTTGGAAAAAAATACTAGTTAGTGGCTCACAAGGAGCTTTTACAGGAATAACTTCTTCAATACTAACAGATACAAATTTAGTAATAGCAGGAGCAGGTGGAGCACTAGAAAATAGTGGTTTAATTTTAAATGGTGGGGTTTTAGCTGCTGGTTCAAATTCTATTACATCAACAGGACAAAATTCTATACTAACAGGTTCCTTTTCAGGTTCTTTTATTGGAGACGCTACACTCGATCTACCAGACTTAACTGAAGGAGCGGGTATTAGTGATTTTGTTTATGATGGTTCTACTACTGCAAACATTGCAATTTCAGGGGCAGCTTCACTAAGTACTAATATTGTTACTAAATGGAGTGGAGATGCATTTGTTAATTCTTCTATAACAGATAATGGTACCGTAATATCAGGTGCTTCTTCTATTAGTTTAACTGGAGCTTCTTCAAAATTAACTGGTTCATTTACAGGGTCTTTTATTGGAGATGGCTCACAATTAACAGGTTTAGTTACTGAATTAGGAGTTTCTGGTTCAGATGGTACTGGTATATCTATTAATCTTTTAAACCAAGATTTAACAGTAGGAGGTACTACAAATGAAATTGAAACTACATCTGCGGGTACTACTTTAACAATTGGTTTACCTGATGATGTAACTATTAGCCAAGATTTAACAGTTGATAGAAATTTAATAGTTAAAGGTACAGCTTCTTTCCAACATACTGAGGATTTAGATATTGCAGATAGATTTATTAGATTAGCTTCAGGTTCTACAAGTGCGGGAGACGGTGGTATTGTTATCCAACAAACAAATAATACAGATGGAGAAGCTTTTGCTTTTGATTCTGCTCAATTACGTTGGGGATTAACAAGTTCATTTGATGCTTCAGAAAATGCATATACTCCTGATGCTTTTATGGCTGCTGTAACAAATTTAGCAAGTACAAATCCTAATACAAGTGGGCCTGCTTCTAGATATGATAAAGCAGGTAATATATATGTGTCAAGTGGAGATGAATCTATTTGGGTATATTCATAAAAATTATTAAAACAGGTTGTTTAAAAAAATAAAAAATTGGTTTATGTCATTTAAAGCAGGCAATGTAAATATAGGAGGAAAACCTATAAAACAAGATAACATTATTGAAACTACAGAAAACTCTAAAAGCATTAAAATTGATTTAAATCAGAGTGAGTTAGAACTTTTATTACTTACTATTAAAAATGGTTTATTTAGAGGAGAATATGTTGAAACTGTTTATACTCTTACTTTAAAACTTCAAAAACAACTTGTTGATTTAAAGTATGAAAAAGAAAAGTTATGAAAATTAATATAAATGATTTAGAGCTTAGAGAAATAAAAGCACTTCGTAAATCTTTAAATTTTATCCCTCTTACAGGAATTGATGCTATGTTTATAGCTTTACTCCAAACTAAAATTTCTACCCATATTTCTAAAACAGAAGAAAAAATTAAAAAGGAAGAAATTAAAAGTAGTAAGGATTTAAAAATTGCAATAAAAAACGACCCTGAAATAAAAAATTAACTTTTAAATGGGACCAAAGTCTTTCATATTTATGAATGTATTATTGGCCCGTAAGGGAAGTGGGTATCGCATTATTCGATATAACCAACCATAATGAAGTTAGTATGCCAAATTGGAAAAAAGTCATTGTTAGCGGCTCGAATGCCGAATTAAATTCACTTAACGTAGCAAACGCAGTTACTGCGTCTCTATTTAAAGGAAATGGAGCAAACATAGTAGGAGTTATTTCTTCTTCTTATGCTTTAACCGCTTCTTTTGCCCCTAATACAGGAGTAACTTCTATTATAGCCGGAACTAATGTAAGTATAGATCAATCTACAGGGGATGTTACAATTTCATCTACTGGTGGTGGAGGAGGTGGAGGTACTTTTCCATTTGATGGAGATGCTGTAATTACAGGTTCTTTACTAGTATCACAATCTTTTGTAGATTTTACAGACTCAACTGGAGTATCAGGTTCATTTAGTGGTTCTTTTACAGGAAATGGTAGTGGATTAACCAATTTAGATGTTCCTCAAGTTGCTACTGTAACTGCTTCATTTGCTAATACCAGTAGTATTACAATAAATCATAATTTAGATACTCAAAATATTATAGTATCTGTATATGATTCTGTAAGAGACCAAATAATACCTCAAACAACAAATTTAGTTGATAATGATAATGTTAGAGTCGATTTTGCTAATACTAGTTCAGGTTTTGTAGTTGTAGCAAAAGGTGGACATATTGTATCAGGATCTGTATTAGTACCTCAAATATCTACTGTAGCAGATTCATTTACATCTTCATTATCACATACCACAACCCATAATTTTGATACTAAAAATGTAATTGTATCTGTGTATACAGGTTCAGATGAAGTAATTATACCTTCTTCTATTACAACAACTACCGTAGATACTGTAACTGTTACTTTCCCTGAGGCAACAACAGGTAGACTTGTTGTAGTTAAAGCAGGACATATTGTATCAGGTTCGGCTTATAACTCAGATAGATTAAATAATCAATCAGGTTCATATTATTTAGATTATGATAATTTTACAAATATCCCTGAAGGAATAATATCAAGTTCTAACTTTCCAGATGGAGTAGTAATTACTGGGTCATTACTAGTATCACAATCTGTAGTTGATTTTACAGATGCAACTGCTATCTCAGGTTCATCATTTTCTGGTTCTTTCTTTGGAGATGGTACTGGGTTAAGTGGATTAGGATATGGAGATACTAAAAAATTAAATCAAACAGTTCCTGCAACAACTTGGTCATTCTCTCATAACATGAATGAACAGTTTCCAACTGTTACAGTATATAATGCTTCAAATGATGTAATACAACCTTCAAAAATTGAAGCCCAAGATGCACAAACTTTAAAACTTTACTTTGGTTCTGCAACTGCTGGTACTGCTGTAGCAGTAGTAGGAGGAACTGCAACAACTCAAGAAGCAGGTTTTAATAGAGTATTTACTCAAACCACAGTAGCTACTACTTGGTCATTTGAACATAATTTAGGAAATAGATATCCTCAACTATCAGTATTTGATTCAAATGGAGAACTTGTTTCTCCAGGTAGAGTAGAAACAATAGATCAAAATAATTTAAATATATATTTTGATTCGGGACAATCAGGAATAGCTACAGCTACTGTAGGAGGTACTTCTTTAACAGCATCATATGCTGAAAGTTTAACAATTAACGGTACTTCTCTAACTACAGGAGAAAATACTGATACAGATACAGGTACAGAAACGGTAACGACCGTTTCTACTTTAACTCATGATAGTGCATTTTTTGATTATGTAGTAAATGATGGGACAAATTATAGAGCAGGAACAGTAATGTCAGTATGGGATGGTTCATCAGTTGAATATAATGACAATTCAACATCAGATATAGGAAATACATCAGGAGTAACAATGTCTGTGGATATATCAGGGACAGATGCTAGATTAAGAGCAACAGTAACATCAGATAATTGGGATATAAAAACATTTACAAGAGCGCTATAACATGAAAATATTTGATCCAAAATTAACGGGTAGTATAGAAATACTTAATGAGATAACAGGTGATGTTACTATGAGTGCTAATCTTTTAGTAGAAGGCAATTTATCAGGAAACATTACAGGTTCAGCTTCAACAGCTTCATATATAGAATTATCAAATGTAGACGGAAGTGCTTCTTTAGCAAGTAGAATTTTTGATAATTCCTCCTCTATTGCTTCTCTAGAAGCAGTAAGTGGATCGTACGCAAATAGTGCTTCATTCGCTAGCAGCATATCTGCTAACTCGGCTTCAATTGCATCCCTCGAAAAGGTAAGCGGTTCATATGCTAATAGCGCTTCGTTCGCAAGTAATATATCTGCTAATTCGGCTTCAATAGGATCTTTAAACGCTGTTTCATCATCCTATTTACTAAACACAACAGACACTTTAACTGGAGACTTAACAGTAACGGGTAATATTATAGCAACCACTTTAAACGTTCAAGACGTAACAGCTTCTGTTGTTTACTCAAGTGGAAGTAACGTATTTGGGTCAAGTTCAATAGATACTCAACAATTTACGGGTTCAATTTTAACAACGGGAAGTATAGAAGTAACAGGCCCAATTACTTCAGGAGCTATAGTATCATCTGCAAGCATTACTGCAGCGGGTAATTCTAATAGTTTTGGTAATACAACTATAGGAGCATTATCAGCTTCAACAGGAACTTTTTCAGCAAGTGTTACAGCGGCGGGTAATTCTAACAGCCTTGGTACTACAACTTTTACAGGGAATATTACTTTAACAGGTGGTACAACTAGTGGATTAAACATTACAACTTCTGGAACACAAGATACTATTAAAATAAATAGAGCAGCTAATAATGATAATGCAATAACAAAATATCAAACTGCAAGTGCTGATAAATGGATAGTAGGTTTACGAAATACGGGAGATGACAATTTTAGATTTTATTCTTATGGTACTTCAAGTGATGTTTTAACTATTAATCAAGCAGATGGAAACTCAACTTTTGCAGGTATGATAACTGTTAATGGTGGTGGTATTGATATTGATAATGATGATGATGTAAGATTAAGATTTGATAATGCAGGAACCTTTAAAGCAGGTTTACAAGTTGTAACTACAACAGGAGATATGATAGCAGGAAGTGCTGTTAATGATTTTGCTATACGTTCTCAAGGTAATATGCTTTTTGCAAGTGGTGGTAATACAGAAAGATTAAAATTAGATACATCAGGAAATGCAACTTTTGTAGGAGATGTAACTGTACATAATTCCTCAGCAGGATATTCTGTAATTTCAGGAGATGGAAATGGTGCAATTTACTCTTCAAATGGCGATGTTCAATTTTTTACTAATAACTCGGCATATGCAATTAATTTTTATGCAGCAAATAAAGGGGATAAATTATTGACTATTGCTAATAATGGAGATACTATGATTGGCAATACTGTTGTTAATCCTGCAAGTGGATTTGCAAGTCAAAAAGGTTTTGGATATGATGGAGGTACAGGGCAAACACAAATTGCAACAACTGATAATGCTTCTACTTTAGTTTTAGGTAGAAATAATGCAACAGATGGAAGTATAATTGATTTAAGAAAAGAAAGTGGTGTAATTGGAACATTTGGAAGTAATACAACAGGTGGGGAACCATTATTAGATATTTCAGCAAATGCTACTAATGGAAATATGAGATTTGTAACTGCAGGGTCAGAAGCTTTGCGTATAGACAGTTCACAAAATGTAAGAACTTATGCAAAATTAGGAATTAGAGTAGATGGAGATGCTATTTCTTGGAGAGGAACTGCTCAAATACCAGCAGTAATAAATCTTGCAGGAAATGGTGCATTATTTACAAGACCTGACCAAACTTTTTTAAGTCAGAATTTTTATTATGATGCTAGTGATATTGGTGCAGTAATAGATGCAGGGCAAGGAGCTATTGTGCAATGTAATGCAGGAGAAATTATATTTTCTGGAACTTCAACAGGTGCAAGTAGTAATGCACAAATTAGCATTATAGAGAGGATGCGTGTTACAAGTGGTGGGGATATAACAATATCAGGTGGAGATATATTTTTAAATAGTGGAACAAATTATAATGACAAAGGTGTTGTTTATTTATCTAATGAAAGAACCGCTATAATTTCTGATATTGTAGATGGTACTGCTAATGGAGATACAAGTTTAGATTTTCAAACAAGAAAAGGTGGAACGAGAGCGTCCGCTATGTTTATCAATGAGTTTAGAAATGTAATGATAGGTACTACAACTCAAGCACCATCTGCTCAATTAACAATAGCATTAGAAGATAGCGTTGGTGGTAGATTATCATTAAGTAATTTGAGAACTGCTTTATTTGATGGAGATGAATTTGGTAGATTATCATTTGTTAGTAATGATACAACTCAAACAGGAGATAGAGCAAGAATTTCAGCAGTATGTAAAGATACAGGTGCAGCAACAGATTTAGTTTTTTATACAGGAAATACATCTGCATCAGTAGCAGATAGAATGCGTATTACAAGTGGGGGGAATATAGATATTTCTAATGCTACAACAGGAAATGCAGGAACAAGAATATGGGGAGGTTCTGATGGGGGTATTATATATATGTACAGACCTGCAAATGGTGGAACAAATGTATTAAGATTTTATGTAGGAACAACTTTAGTAGGAGATATAAGTACAACTAATACTGCTACTACTTATAATTCTGCTTCTGATTATAGATTAAAAGAAGATTTACAAGATTTTGCAGGTTTAGATATGGTTTCTAAAATACCTGTATATGACTTTAAATGGAAATCAGATGAAAGCAGAAGTTATGGAGTTATGGCTCACGAACTACAAGAAGTTTTACCACAAGCTGTAAATGGAAAAAAAGATGCAGAAGAAATGCAGTCAGTTGATTATTCTAAAATTGTTCCTTTGTTAGTTAAGTCAATACAAGAACTAAAATCAGATAATGATAGCTTAAAAGCTAGGATAGAAACATTAGAAAATAATTAATATTTAAAAAATATTTATAATAAAAATATAATATATGAAAATTTTTGATCCCGTAGGATTTAGTTCAAAATTAACAGGTTCCTTTTCTGGTTCTTTTACAGGAGATGGTTCAAGTTTAACAGGAACTATTTCTTCTTCAATAGCAACAACGGCATCTTATATAAAATTATCAAATGTAGATGGAAGTGCTTCTTTAGCAAGTAGAATTTTTACTAATTCTTCTTCAATTGGATCTTTAAATGCTGCAAGTGGATCCTATGCTAATAGTGCTTCATTCGCTAGTGATATATCTACTAATTCTGCTTCAATAGCATCTTTAGAAACAGTAAGTGGATCTTATGCTAATAGTGCCTCGTTTGCAAGTGACATATCTACAAATTCGGCTTCAATAGCATCTTTAGAAACAGTAAGTGGATCTTATGCTAATAGTGCTTCATTTGCAAGTAGTATATCTGCTAATTCTTCTTCAATAGGATCTTTAAACGCTGTTTCATCCTCTTATCTTTTAAATACAACAGACACTTTAACCGGTGATTTAACTGTAACAGGCAACATAATAGCAACTACTCTAAACGTACAAGACGTAACAGCTTCGGTTGTTTATTCAAGTGGTTCCAATATATTCGGATCTAGTTCAATAGATACTCAACAATTTACGGGTTCAATAAAAGTAAGTGGTAGTGTTGATTTACAGGCTGGAGACGCAATTTTTGCTGGTAGTGTTACTGCAAATTCTTTAACAGTAGATGATATAACCATCGATGGTAGCACTATATCAGACAGTAGCGCTTTAACAATAAGTAGTGGTGATGATATTACAATAGATGCCGACTCTGATATTAACTTAGATGCTAATGGTGCAGATATAAGATTTAAAGATAACGGAACTGCTTTTGTTGAATTTAATTCATCTACTGGAACAGCTTTTGCAGGAACAATTTCTACTGTAGGAGCATCTACTTTTAATTTGGGAGAAGGTGTTTTTACAAAAGCAGTTAATACAAGTAATGCAATTGCAAGTTCAAATGTTTGGGGTTATGGTTTATATGAAGGTGCAAGTAGAATAGGAGAATTTAGTATGGTTAGAGATGGGAGTTCTTCTGTATATGTTGGAACTTCTTTTGCAGGTCAAAAATTAATATTAGGAACTGCTGCTAAAGTTACTGCATTAACAATAGATGCATCACAAAACTCAACTTTTGCAGGTGAAGTTACTTTATCAACAGAAACCCAATATTTAAACTTTAAAAAAGCATCTACAGCCGATATACTTTCAACAATAGTTTCAGAAACAGATGCAGGAACTGGTGGTAAATTAAGGTTTTTAACAAAAAGAAATGGAGATACTCAAGTTAATGCTTTAATTCTTGACGATAATCAAAACGCAACTTTTTCAGGAAATGTAGGAATAGGAGCAACAGGATTATATTCAACAGACAGGGCATTAAATTTACCAGGAAAAGGAATATCTTTTAAAAATGATGTTAATGGTTCTAATAATAATTGGAGTTACATTTACAATACTGATACAGGAAGTGCTTCTAATTTAGTTTTTGCAACAGGTGCTTCTTTAACTGCTTTAACTTTATCACATAGTGGAACAGCAACTTTTGCAGAAGATGTAGAAATAAGAAGTGGAAATAAACTTATTTTACAAAGACCAAATAATGGGGTGGCAACTGAAATATCTACTGATTCTACAGGTGCTATGATATTAAATAGTATAAATGTTGAGGGATTCTTTTTTAATAATGCAGGAACAACCGCTTTTAAACTTGACCCAACTAACGCAACTTTTGTAGGAAATGTAACAACAGGCCCCACAATATCTTTAACATCAGATAATGATACAGGATATACAAATTCAAGAGTAATTTTAAATGCTACTGAATCAACATCAAGGGGAGCAGGGATATTTTGTTTTAATTCTGCTGATGACATAGAATGGTATTCAGGATTAGGTTATGCTACAAATGATTTTATAATATCTTATAAATCTACAACATCTCATACTGATGAAACTGCAGACCAATCACTTGCTAAATTTAAAATAACTACTTTAGGAAGCGCAACTTTTAACGGAACAGGTGGTACTACTAACGTAACAGTATATGATGGCTCTGGTAATTCAGAGGTAGGATTAAAACTGCAAGGTGATGCTGCAACTTGGACTTTACAAAATTGGGGAAGTGGTGGAGATAAGTTAAGAGTTTTAAACAACGCTGGATCGTCTATGCAAGTTTGGGAAGATGACGGATCCGTAATATTTGGGGGTACTGATATAAATGGTTCTTATGGTGCAAGCAATACAATATTAGCAGTACAAGGTTCAACATCAGGTGGTGAAGGTATTATACAAATAACAGGTAAAGGAAATAACGCAACAGATAATGTTGGTAAAATTGATTTCCATAGTTACTCTGAAGCAGATCCAATGTGTTCTATTAGGTCAATTAGAGGGTCAGCAGATGATCAGGGCGAGTTACAATTACTCACCAATAGTGGGGGAACTATACAAGAGAGATTAACTATTTCTAAAGATGGACTTGTTTTTATAAATAAAGATGGTTTTGCTGATGGTGGACTTATTACTGGTTTTAGAACTGCTATTTCTGTTGGACAAAGTGCAGTTGCTATTGGAAAAGTTGCTACTTATGGTGGATTAGCTATGGTTTGGATGAATTATGCAGGTAATATTGGTTATGATTTAGTTTCTTATTCACTTTCACAAGTTACTGTATTATCTTCTCAAGCAATATCAGGTGGAACTTCATCAAGAACTTACACATCAGTTTCAGGAGTTTTAAAATTAACAATGGGTGGGTCAGATACTTATAGTGTATATGCAACCGAAATCAGAACAGCGAATACTTAAAATTAAAAATTATGAATATAAAATGGAAAGCTAAAATATGTTCTGGAATGGATGTAGTTGAAAAAATAAACTTTATTAAAGAAGGTATAGATTCAGATGGTAAAAAATATACAGCAAATTCTGTATATGTACCATCAGCAGATGATCAATATAAAACCAGAGAAGAATGGCTACAATCTGAAATAGATGAAATAGCAGATAAACTATCAAATGATTTAGATGAGTCTATAATTGCTCAAAGTAAATTTAAAATAGAAGAAACGATTAAAAAATAAATAAATAAAATGGCATATTTAATTTTAAAACAATTCGATCCTTTAAGTATTCATGTTTGGGTAGAAAAATTGTCAGATAGTGATCCTAGATATATTTATGATACTTTACCTGAAGCAGAAGCTAAAAAATTAGAATTAGAAAACGATGATCCTTCTCGTGAATATAAAATAGAAGAGGTTTAGTACATATTTATAATAAATTCCCCCCTTTTGGACAGTGAAAAAAGGACAAAAATATGGCAAACGAATTTATTATACGTAAGGGCTTTAAGTCTTTACAAGACTCTCAAATAACTGGATCCTTAAATTTATCTGGAGACCTAGAAGTTCTAGGTTCTATAAGCGGAGATATTACCGGATCAGCATCAACAGCATCTTATATAGAACTTTCAAATGTAGATGGAAGTGCTTCTTTAGCAAGTAGAATTTTTACTAATTCTTCTTCAATAGCATCCTTAGAAATAGTAAGTGGGTCTTACGCAAACAGTGCTTCATTCGCTAGTAGTATATCTTCTAACTCATCTTCATTAGGATCTTTAAATGCCGTAAGTTCGTCTTATTTACTAAACACAACAGACACTTTAACCGGGGATTTAACCGTAACAGGTAATATTATAGCCACTACTTTAAATGTTCAAGACGTAACAGCTTCTGTTGTTTACTCAAGTGGAAGTAACGTATTTGGTTCTAGTTCAATAGATACTCAACAATTTACGGGTTCAATAAAAGTAAGTGGTAGTGTTGATTTACAGGCTGGAGACGCAACTTTTGCAGGAAAAGTTATTGCTTCAAATGGAATTGAAGTCACTGGTGGTTCTACTGGCGCAGATATTTATATTAATAATACATCCCCTACATTGGGTTTTACAGATACAAATTCATTTACTGATCCAAGTGACATTTATATAATAAGATCGACAAGTGGTGATAAATTGCAGTTTCAATGGTATGATGATAGTGCTGGCACTACAACAGAAACTTTTAATATAGACAATACAGGTAACGCAACTTTTGAAGGAGATGTTGGAATGGGTAAATTAACTGCAACTAAATCAGGAACAGCAGCAGTTTTTAATTCAGGAACTACTAATGTAGTAGCAAGTTTTACAAGTACAGATGGAACAGGCGTAATACAATGTGCTGATGATGGTGGTAATGTAGAATTTGGAGCAGCAGGAAATAATTTTGTAGTACAACCTGCAGGCGGTGTTGCTCAATTAACAGTAGGAGCATCAAACTCAATTTTTACAGGAGACGTAGGAATAGGAACTGGTGGATATGCTCAAAAACCTCTTGATATTTCAGGTGCAACAGGTGGGCAAGTTTTAATAACTGGGGCAGATGATGCAGTAGGAACAACAGCAGGTATATTGCTTAGAGCAGAGGGTGGTGAAGCTAATGGTTTGGCAAGAGTAAAAGGTGGAATTTTCTTTGAAAGAATAGCAGGAACTTATGGAAATGGAGATTTAAAATTTGCAATTAATAGTAGTGCAAATAATGATATAGTTACAGTTGCTGATGTAAAAATGGCTATTACAAGTAATGGTACTTTAACAGTAGGAGGTGCAACTAATACAAGATTAGTAACTACAATAACAGAAAATAGTATTATAGATTTAAACGTAATAGATGGCACAAGTACTGCAAGAGCCTTATCATTTTCAACAGGTGGAACTGCTAGAGTAGTTATAGATGCAAATGGTAGTGTATATAATAATAGTGGTACAGGTCAAACTTTTTTTGGATCAAATAATGCAGGAAATCCAAGTAGTGTTACAGGAGTTTCAAATTCAAGTTTTGGATATGGTGCAGGAAATGCTCTAACATCAGGATATCAAAATGTTTCAGTAGGTAGAGATGCTGGTGGTGTATTAACTACAGGGTTAAATAATGTTAGCGTTGGAACTAATGCAGGTTATAATAATGTAGATGGCCAACAAAACACTTATGTAGGTACAGCTTCAGGTTATGTTTCTCCTGGTCAAAATTACAATACTTTTGTAGGATATGAATCAGGACATAATAATACTGCAAATGAAAATACAGCAGTAGGTAGGTTATCATTACACGCTAACACTTCAGGTGTAAGAAATACAGCAATTGGTACTGAAAGTTTAAAGAGTAATCAAACAGGAGATGCAAATACGGCATTGGGTTATCAATCGTTATTTACTACAACTGGAGATAGAAATATAGCGATAGGAGACAGGGCAGGATATAATATCACAGCAGGTTCAATGAATATTGCTATTGGGTTTTTAGCTTTATCTGGTGGAACAGGAAATAGTTGTATTGCAATAGGAGATAATGCATTAAGTTCAGATGGAACTTTTGAAGAAAGTGTAGCAATTGGAGATTCGGCTTTACAAACTCAACAATCAGGAAGAAATCACGCATTTGGTTTTCACGCTTTACAAGATTTAACAACTGGAAATTACAATACTGCAGTAGGTGGAGAAGCAGGAGAAAATATTACAACTGGAACAGTTAATACTGCTGTTGGTACTTTTGCTTTAAGAACAGCTACAGATGCAGGTGGTCAAACAGCAGTAGGTTACCAAGCATTATATACATCTAATGGAAATGGAAATGTTGGAATGGGTCAACAAGCAGGTTATAGCATATCTACTGGAACTTTTAATATAGTTATAGGACATGAATGTGGGTTTGGATTAACAGGAGGTAACAATAATGTTCTTATTGGAGATAGAGCAGGTAGGGTTTTAGCTAATGGTATTGACAATGTTTTTATAGGTACTCAAGCAGCTTATAATAGAACAGGAGGAAATGAAAATACTTTTGTTGGAGAAAAAGCAAATGGTATTGGTATTGGTACAGGAAACAATAATACAGGTTTAGGTAGGTTTGTAGGTTACAAATTAACAAGTGGTACAAAAAATACTTTTATTGGTCATCAATCAGGCTTAGAAGCAACAACTGCAGATAACAGTACATTTGTTGGAAAAAATGCAGGAAGTTTAGTTACAACAGGAGACAACAATACATTTATAGGGGAAGAAGCAGGTAGCAATGTAACTATTGGAGATAATAATGTTTGTCTTGGAAAAGACTCTGCAACACCATCAAATTCATCTACAAATACAATTGTTTTAGGGAACTCCCTTATTCAATCTCTACAATGTCAAGTTCAAACTATTAGTGGTTTATCAGATGAAAGAGATAAAACAAATATTAAAAATTCAGAATATGGTTTAGATTTAATTAATTCTTTAAGACCTGTTACTTTTGAATGGAATCAAAGAGATGGTAAAAAAATAGGTAAAAAAGATTTAGGATTTATTGCTCAAGACTTACAAAAAATAGATGATAAGCATTTAAGTTTAGTTAATGATGAAAACCCAGAAAAATTATTAGCATCTTATGGTAGATTAATTCCTGTATTAGTTAAGTCAATACAAGAACTAAAGGCTGAAATAGAAATATTAAAAAATAAATAAATGAGATTAGATAACCCATCAATATCAGGTTCTATTTCCTATTTAGGAGGAGGGACAAATACTATATCGGGAATAGATGCTAAAATAACAGGATCATTTACTGGTTCTTTTACTGGAGAAGTATTAGGTACCTCTTCAATAGCAACAACGGCATCTTATATAAAATTATCAAACGTAGATGGAAGTGCTTCTTTAGCAAGTAGAATTACAATTAACTCGGCTTCAATTGCCTCCTTAGAAACAGTAAGTGGATCGTACGCAAATAGTGCTTCATTTGCAAGTAATATATCTGCTAACTCGGCTTCAATAGCATCCTTAGAAACGGTAAGTGGATCGTACGCAAATAGTGCTTCATTCGCTAGTAATATATCTACAAATTCTTCTTCAATTGGATCATTAAATGCCGTAAGTTCATCTTATTTACTAAACACAACAGACACATTAACCGGCGATTTAACAGTTACCGGCAACATTATAGCAACTACCCTAAACGTTCAGGATGTAACGGCTTCGGTTGTTTATTCAAGCGGGAGTAACATATTTGGATCAAGTTCAATTGATACTCAACAATTTACGGGTTCAATTTTAACAAGTGGAAGTATAGAAGTAAATGGTGATAAGTTTACTGTTAGTGGAGCAACAGGAAATACCGTAGTTGGAGGAACATTAAATTCTGGTGCTATAACTTCTACAGGGACAATAACATCAACAAGTACAAGCACGAACACTTTAGCTGGTAAATTAAGAATTAATGGAACAACAACAACTGGTTTAGAAATAGCATCTAGCTCTGGATCTTCTACAGGATTAAAATTATATAATGATTCTTCAAATGATCATGCTTATATTTTAAATCATTATAATGGTAATTTAGCATTAGGAACTAACAATGCGGCTGTTATTACTTTAAATGGAACAACTGCAACTTTTGCAGGAGAATTAGTATCTATTAACGCAGGTCGTTATTTTAAAATACAAAATGCAGCAGGTAATGCTAATTTCCCAACGTACAGTTTTCAAAACGATGGAAATACAGGAATATTAAGTGCATCTTCTGATAGTCTTGGTTTTATTACAGGAGGAACAACAGCACTTACATTAGATTCAGCTCAAGATGCCACTTTTGCAGGAAATTTAATTATACATAATACTTCAAATGCTCCTTTTATTGATTTTGTAGAAAGTGGAGCAACAAGTGATTCTAAAGCTAGAATTACAATGGATCAAATTGATACAAATAATGGTACATTATTATTTGCTACTGAAAATGCAGGAACACTTTACAATCAATTCAAAATAACACAAACAGGAAATTTACTTTTAAGTAATGATGCTGCATCTTTTAACACATCAAATGCTAAATTAAATGTTTTACCTGCATCAAATGGTGTTTATCAACAATGGAATTATTCGCCTAGTAATGAAAATTTTTCATTAAAATTAAAAGAAACAGTTACAAGTGGAAACGTAAGATATGTTTTTGATCAAATTAATAATTCAACAACATACGCAAATGCTTTAGTTTTTAATCAAGGAAACGTAGGAATAGGAACTGATGACCCTGGACAAAAATTACACGTTGAAGGTCGTGGTATTTTTGACAGTGGAGGATCTTCAGATATATTACAAATAATAAATGATAATGGTGGTGGAGTTTTTGGTATGACATCAAATTTATTTGCTTTAGATTTAGCTTCAACAAGTAACTTTAGAATAAGACAAGGAAGCTCAATACCATTATATCTTAAATCAGATGGAAATTTAGGTATTGGAACAGCTACACCTACAAATGGAAAAGTACAAATTCATACTGCTTCGGCTATTTCATTTAGTCCTACTGTTTTTACAAGTGGTGCAAATCTAAGATTACAAACTGGAGGATCTGCAGGTACGGGTGTTACAACAGGTGTTTCCATGGGTGTAGGAGGAGCTGCTGAAGCATATATTGGAGCAGTGCAAAATGCATCTACTTATGCTGATATAGTTTTTCAAACATATAATGGTGCTTATGATGAAAGAATGCGTATAGACAGTGATGGAAATGTTAGTATTAAACAAGGAAAATTATCTATAGGTCAAAGCAGTGAAAATAACATAGCATATACAACAGGTGAAACTTGGATAGGTTCTAATGGATTAAGATATAATTCAGGTTCAGATACTTTTGCAAGATCAAGTGCAACTGCCCAAGCAGCAATGATGGTTTTAACTACAACTGCTGATGTTGAATTTTATACACAACCATCAACAAGCGATACAGGAACATATGCTTTGACTCCTAAAATGGTTATTAAAGGTAATGGAAATATAGGAATCGGAACAACTAATCCTGATAACATATTACATATAGAAACTTCTAATGCTGGTGGTCCACAAATACAATTAGAAAGCACATCTGGTACGGCTAGTGCTGCTTTTATTAATTTTGATAGCACTAGCTTACAATTGTCTACTCAAAGAGATATGGTAGATGGAGATTGGTACGATACATCAAAATCTTGGGGTGGAATAAGTATACAAGGTCCAGCAGGAGGCTCTTTCATTACTTTTAATACAGCAGCAGCATCAAATACCTCCCCTACAGAAAGAATGCGTATTACAAGTGGGGGATTATTGTTTGTAGGCGATACAAGTACTAATTATGGTTATTCTGCTCATCATATTGCAAATAGTGCTTCACAGGGATATGCTTTAATTGTTAGAAATTCAAATACTAGCACTACAAATAATAGTGTAATTCAATTAAACCAAGCTACTACAGGGACTGATGGTTATTTTATGATTTGTAGACAAGGAGACCCAAATAGTGGAACAAATCGTTTATTTATTTTTTCAAATGGAAATGTGCAAAATGTTAATAATTCTTATGCTGCAATTTCTGATGAAAGATTAAAAGAAAACATAGTAGATGCAACTCCAAAATTAGATGACTTAATGAAAGTTAAGATTCGTAATTATAATTTTATTGGTCAAGAGGATAAACAAATAGGAGTTATAGCACAAGAAATTGAAAATGTATTCCCAAGTTTAGTAGAGGACACAAAAGAACCAGAAAGCGAGAAAACAACAAAATCAGTTAAGTATTCTGTGTTTGTTCCAATGCTTATAAAAGCAATACAAGAACTAAAAGCAGAAATAGAAATATTAAAAAATAAATAAATAGTAAACATGATAATATATGATGCAGACATAACGGGAAGTCTTAAAGTAAATGGTAGTGATTTTAATTTAACATCAATATCAAGTTCAATTGTAACAAATTCATCTTCTATTGCTTCTTTAGAATTAGTAAGTGGATCCTATGCTAATAGTGCTTCATTTGCAAGTGACATATCTACTAACTCGGCTTCAATTGCATCCCTCGAAAAGGTAAGCGGTTCATATGCTAATAGCGCTTCATTCGCAAGTAGTATATCTGCTAATTCTTCTTCAATAGGATCTTTAAATTCCGTAAGTGGGTCTTATGCAAATAGCGCTTCGTTCGCAAGTAATATATCTGCTAATTCGGCTTCAATAGGATCTTTAAACGCTGTTTCATCATCCTATTTACTAAACACAACAGACACTTTAAC